CATGAAGGAAATATTCAAATCACTTCCCTTTGAACCAGCGTTGACCATGGTAACAAAGCGGTTGTCCTTGTTCAAGCTCTTAAGACCAATTTTACCTGATTCTGAAGTAGCTTGATTGAGAATGTTATTGACTTGTGTCTCAAACTCCTCTTCATTGGTCTTGCCAGTATTGTTCTCAAATACACCAATTTGAGTTTGGTCAATGAGATTCTTAACATCATTCTTCTTCTTATCAATGACTGCAATAATTTCTTGATTGGTTTTTTCATCTGAAAGCAAGTCACTAATTCCAACACTGAAAGAACTTGTCTTCAGATATTCTGTAATAATGTTTTGCAAATCATCAATAAAGTCGGCCGACGCCATGTTTCCATAATCGTTGCAAGTGCGATGAATGAGGCCCTTGGTTCCACCGCCAAGAACACCCTTCTCCATTTGACCACGGACATAACGACCATTAACAATCTCCAAAATGTTATTGGAATCATCAGGTTTTTCGCTATCATTAAAGAGCTTTGTCTTGTATTTAAGTGAAATAGGTGGAAGAATTTGTGACAAAATATCAAAGTTTGAAATCATACCCGTTCCATTCTCAGCCTTTTCTAAAAGTTTACTAGTATCTACGCGCTGAAACATCATAAGCAAGTTCATTGCCTCACGGGGAGTGAAGCGAATGTTTTCTCTTGTAAAACGATAACATCCTAAAAGCGAATCCTGGAAAATACCAATGATTGAAGAATTGTTGGCAGGACTAATGATTTGATATGGAACGGCGGCCAAGTTTTTCAACTCAGAATCAGATTCCGTGTCTTGAGGCATATGAAGATTCATCTCATCTCCATCAAAATCCGCATTGTAAGGCTTTGTGTCAGCAACATTCATTCTAAAAGTGTCGCCTTGATGCATGATTTTTGCAATGTGGCACATCATACTCATTCTGTGAAGGGTTGGTTGACGATTAAAGAGAATAGGATCTCCATTCATCATGTGACGATGAACTATGTCACCATTTTCCAAAATAATTGACTTCTTGTCTACGTATCGGAGTGTGATTGAATCGCCATTTTTCTTTTCCAAAATCTTAGCACCAGGCCACAAGTCAGGACCATTTTGCACCAACTTTGTTAGAAATGCGCGATTAATATCATTCACTACAACAGGCTTTGTAATGTTCTTGGCAATCTTCATTGGAATTCCGAGCTCACGAATGGAAATGTTGGGGTCGGCAGTAATAACTGAACGAGCGCTGAAATCCACGCGCTTAGCCATCAAGTTTCCTCTCATACGCCCACCCTTTCCGTTCAAACGATCTTTGATGGATTTAAGAGGACGGCCAGATCGTTGAGCAACCGAAGCAACGCCAGGAATCTTGTTATCAACTTGGGTTGCGACATAGTATTGTAAAACAGTTGCCCAGTCGTCAATAACATTAGCAGGAGCATTATTCTGAATCTTTTCTTGCAATGTTTTGTTAGTTTTTATAATATTAACAAGGATGTGACTCAAATCATCCTCTGATCGCTGTTGAGCGTCGTGTTTTACGGATGGGCGAACCGCTGGAGGAGGAACCGCCATCACTTGGCACACCATCCAATCAGGACGAGACCATATTGGACTAAATCCCATAAATGAAACATCCTCATCAGAAATGCGCTTGAAAATTTTGAGAACCATTTCGGGTGTAAGTTTAATGATAATATTCTGGGATTGTTCAGATGACGCGTCATTTTTCCATTCGGCATAAATAGTTGCTAGACCTTCCTTGCGAATCTTATTTGGTTGAAGACATCCACATCCATCTTCAGTGTCTTCACCGCATCTCTTCATTTTACTTGCAAGCGAGAAGACATACTTCCATCTTGCATCTCCACTGAGCTTCAACGCTTGCTTGTACTTTTCTTTGCTAATCATAAGCTTGCTGCACTTAAAGCAGCAGCAACGAAGAACCTTTAAAATTGTGCTTAGATACTGGATGTAAAACACTGGTTTTGACAGTTCAATGTGGCCAAAATAACCAGGGGTTTGCATATAATCTAAGCCATCGGTAGGGCAGATAAGACCAGGTTCAAGAACTCCCATTCTTGGGTCAAATAGACCCCCAATGATTGGTTTGTTGTTTACATAAGTGTCCCTAGTAGTAATTTCAGCAACAGAACCCTTGCGAATTTCATCGGGTGATAATATACTAAATTGAATCCCTATAATTTTAGAAGGATTAATATTAGTTTGTTTCATACTCTTGGACATCTTCCTTATATTAACAAGATAATATTTAGATTGTTTAAAATCAATTTTATTTTGTCTTTCTCTTTAAGTCATATTTTTACATTCAATTGTTGCACGATATATATTTTGTTTGTTTAATATAAGACTAATGATAAAAAAACATCACCACATAATAAAACATACGGCAAACGCTTCTCTTTTAGTTCAATTTATTACAGCTATTATTGACCTTTATGTTTTATTTTTGAATATTCCTAAACCTTATTTGGTTTTAAAACAGTTGTTAGCGCTTGAATTTATTGTTCAAATAGTAGAGGGAACATTTTATGTTTGGTTGGCAACGGCAGTTCAAACAATTGAAAATATAACACCGTATAGATACTTTGACTGGTTTATAACAACTCCAACAATGTTGATAACACTTACAATCTATTTAATTTATTTGAATGACTATGAAAACGACAAAAATGAAAACAAAAATGAAAACAAAAATGAAAACAAAAATGATATTGATAAAAATGACGATTTTTTCAAAATTTTAAAAAATAATTCAACAATCATAATTTATATAATAATTTTAAATGCACTTATGTTAACATTTGGTTTACTCAATGAATTCAACATTTTAAATAAATATGTTGCCGTTTTTTGTGGATTCATACCTTTTACAATTTTATTCTATTTAATTTATGATAATTATGCAAAATATTCAGTTCAGGGAACAACATTATTTATATATTTTTGCGGAATATGGTCTATTTATGGATTTGCAGCGTTAATGTCATATCATTGGAAAAATATTTTTTATAATATTTTAGATTTATTTGCTAAAAACTTTTTTGGCCTCTACTTGGCATACATAATATGGATTGCTTCTAAATAAACAACAATGTAATTTTTTATTTTCCGACTTAAATAAAAAATTGATTTCGACTTAAAAAAATAAAATAGTGTAATATACAGAAATGGCAAGAGATACTCAAAGTAAGACTACAAAGAAGGAAACTTCTAAGAAAAATAAAAAGCAAGAAGAGCTTGCTCGTAAGAAGAAATCCAATAAGGATTCTGATGACGATGAAGGTGACTCTATGGCAAGCGGTGATGAAGACGACGAGATGGACATGCAGGAATACCGCAAGTTTATTGGAAAGATGTTCCCATCCAAGTTTATGGATAAAAAAGTAAAAATGGGAGAAAAAATTAAGAAATTATTGAAAACTCTTCCAAGTGAAGAGGATGACGAAGAGGATGAAAGTGAATCTGAAGAAGAGGCAGAAGAAAAGAGAAAAAAGTCATCAAAAAAGCTTTTGAAGAGTAAGAGCAATTCTCAAAAAAAGTCCAAGGGAAAAAAAACTAAGAAGGAAGTTGTCCAAGAGGAATCTGAATCAGATGATGATGAAGATGACGATGACGAAGATGAACCAGGAAAACCAGGAAAGTTCAACATTATCTTTACAATTGGTCAGAAGGGAGATGACGAGGATGATTGGGAAGATGATGATGAAGAAGATTGGGAAGATTGTGATGAGAATGACTTTACAGAAGATGAGGATGAGAGTGTGTCCACGGATACTGATGATGATGATGATGATGATGATGATGATGACGAGGAGAATGAGATAGCATTAACTAGATCTAAAAAGTCAAAGAATCAAAGAAAGTCACACAAAGAAAATGTTGAATTGGTTATTGACGAGGACGTTGTTGAGAGCCAAAAGTCTTCTGAAAATAGCTTGGAGAGTGATGAACTTGCTCTTAAGCAACTGAAGGAGATTTTTGAAAAGACACCCGAAAATAAAATGATGGAGCAATGCATCAAGGATTGCGAAGATAGAATCAAGGAAAAGATGAAAAAGCGGGAGAAGAAGGTCGGTAAACAAAAGGAAAAAAACTCGCGAATTTTCAAGAGAATCATTCGTGACAAGAATTCCATGAACGACTCTGCATTCTTTGAGACTCTTACTCAAGGCGAACAAGTCAAGGTTATCAAGGAAATTCGCGAGATTAACAAGATTACGCGAAATACGATTCCTCATAGGATGGCATTGCTTGAAGCAAAAATTCCAGCAATTTTCAAGGCTGCCGCTATGAAAAAACTTAATTCATTGAGATATATGGAGCCTGGAAGTGGTGAGTTTTATAAAATCAAGAATTGGGTTGACACTTTTATGCAGATCCCGTTCAACAATTATATGAATTTGCCTGTAAACATTTCTGATGGTGTTGAAGCGTGTCACGAGTTTATGGCAGCCGCTCAGCAAACACTTGATTCTGCGGTGTATGGACTCAATGACGCAAAGATGCAAATTATGCAGATGCTCGGTCAACTTGTCACTAATCCATCTGCTCTTGGAACTGCAATTGCCATCAAGGGTCCTATGGGTACTGGCAAAACAACCCTTGTCAAGGAAGGAATTAGTAAGATTCTGAATCGCCCGTTTGCCTTTATTGCTCTAGGGGGTGCAACTGATAGTAGTTTCTTGGAGGGCCACTCTTACACCTATGAAGGCAGTGTTTGGGGCAAGATTGTTCAAATTATTATTGACAGCAAGTGCATGAATCCAGTCATTTACTTTGATGAGTTGGATAAGATTAGCGACACGCCAAAGGGTGAGGAAATTGCTGGTATTTTGACTCACTTGACGGATACTTCTCAGAACAGCCAGTTTCATGACAAGTATTTTGCAGAGATTGATTTTGATTTGAGCAAGTGCTTGTTCATTTTCAGTTACAATGATGAGAGCAAGGTGAATCCCATCTTGCGCGACCGTATGTATAGGATTCAGACCAAGGGTTACGACAAGAAGCAAAAGACTGTTATTTCCAACGATTATTTGCTTCCCAAGATTCGTGAACAAGTCAAGTTCTCTTCCGAAGATATTATTATTCCCGAGGAGTCGTTGCAATACATTATTGAGACACACTGTGACAAGGAAGATGGAGTTCGTAACTTGAAGCGTTGTTTGGAGATTGTTTACACTAAGCTCAACTTGTATAGGCTTATGCGTCCTGGGTCTAATATCTTTGAGGGTGAAATGGCTCTTAAGGTTGAGTTCCCACTTACAGTGACAAAGGATGTAGTTGATAAGCTTATTAAGAAGGAGCATGACGATAATATGGCTATTCGCGGAATGTATGTTTAACCACCTTTGGAAAAGGTGGTGCCAAATTTAATTTAATAATTCATAATAATAAATTTTTTATTTTTTTGTTGGTTTCAAAAAAAATTGAAAGCTTTTATGAAAATAGAATAAAGATAAAACAAGATAGAATGTTAACCATGCTTTCAAAAGAGCAAGAAATGCAGCAAATTCGCTTAAAACGTCAACGCATTAGGATTAAGAATGAGTATGAAGAAAAGAACGAATTGTTGAAACTTTTCGGAAAACAATTAATTTACAAAAATCAATTAGACGCGGCAAAAGAAATCGTTGAACATTTTAAAAATGGAAAATCTCTTGTTCAATTGGTCGCACAACCAGGTTCTGGGAAAACTGGTGTTGGGCTTCAAGTTCTCTACGAAATGACTACAAATAATTCCGATGAAGAATGCATTTTGTCTGAAAATGCCTATTGTGTGTCTGGGATGGATGATACTGATTGGAAGAAACAATTTGAAGATAATTTATTGTCTTCTTTTAAGGACAATGTTTACCATCGTTCGCTTTTCAAAAAAAAAAGCGAAAAAACTGACAAG